TCCAACCCCTCCCCTATCGCCGCCAATACCTCCTCGGCGGTACTTTCCAGAATATTTCCACTCTTATCAATAGGCAGGTACGGGCGTGCCGGCACACTGCCGTCATCCTTTCCGTACTGGTGCACGGCCGGGTACGGGTACCCTTTGGCCGTAGCGCTGACACCGACCTCACCGTAGGCCTGGTTGGCAATGGCATAGAGGCTGTCCTGCAATGTCCCCTCTTCATAGAGCATGCGCGGAGATCCTTTGCGCTCTATCGTCGCCTTACTGAGCGGCAGCCATGGCATGCCGGATGGGCTTCGCTGCTTTTCAAAGGACTCGGATGCAACGTTATAGACAACGTTGGCCATCTCCTGGTGCATGGCCGTTGTCGCCTCGATATGCTACTGCAGATCTCCCAGAAACCGCTCTACCGCTTCAAGCCCTTCAACTCTCACACCGTCAGACATGACAATCCTTCATACACCGCGTTTAAAACGTGTTTAAAAACGCTTAAATCGTTTTATTCGACCCGTTGGTCGTTTTGACCATTTAAACGCTTCTAGGCCCCTCTTTTGTACCACTCCATTATTTTCTCAAAACCGTCGCTGTCACCATCCAGGAATTCGTCGATGATCTCCCTGTCGCTCAGAGGCTCTCCGCGTTCGATCGCTTTGCGGTAGAGCGGCTCCGGATCCGCACCGTTCTCCGCATAGAGGAGCGCGGCGACGTTTTCCGTCTTCTCTCCTTCACCGAACATGTCCAGGTACTCTTTTGCGGTGCCGCGAATGTAGACCGGGATCATCGGTGCTCCTTCAGTATCTCCGCAAGCAGCTGCTCAAAGGCGGCCGCGGTGCGTGGGAAGTATCTCTTTGCAATATTGTATCCGGTTTCATCGGAGACATAGAGCGTCCACAGGTCGGCAAAGCTCTCCTTCGGCAGACCGTTATCCGCGAGGGTGCGCTTCAGATCCGGCCGGGTACGTTCACCAACCGCTCCGCCGCTGGCAATGTAGAACAGGTCATCGAGCATGACGTTCTGCTGCGCGGACAGTGCGGCCGTGATTTCATCCGCCTTTCCTTTCAGCCCTGCTGCGTCCTGCAGCAGCGGCGTGTAAAAGGCATTACCCGTTGAGAACCACCCGTTGATGTCATCGACGAAGTGGCCGGTCTCGTGTCTTATCGTCGTCGGAACATACTCCAGGGCGGAGTCCGTTCGCAAGACCATCTCCCTGGCGTCAGGGATATAGTGCGAATTGCGCACGCTGTCATCGATGCGCAGCGTGAGGCGGTGCAGGTTGGCCATGACGTAGGCCCTGGCATCTGCAGGCGCATCGGTAAAAGCGCCGTCCACCTGCTTGAACGCATCGATATCGTTGCGGGCATGCTGTGCGATCCAGTCCGGAGCGTCGAGCGTCTTCCGCTCCCAGACGGCCGCCGGTCCGCCGTCATACTCACAGGGACTATGCCCCCACCCCTCATCGTAGATATCGTCGGGGGCCGTGTCCAGGATCGTCCAGCCGCGCGCCTTGATCTGTGCCTTGGTATGTGCGGTCACGGTGCATACGCACCCGTAACCGTTGAGCGGCCGGTTCTTCAGCCACCATGGATGATCACGCGGCAGGATGACACCGTGGCGCGCACTGTGCGATTCCCTGGTCGTCGGCAGCAGCTTGGATACGTAGCGCCAGAAGGTGCTCGCCGGCAGATTGCGCTGGAACTTGCAGCGGGCGGCCTCATGGGAGACACGCATGTTGGTCTCGAAGATGGTCCGGATCCGCCGGCTGCCGATATTGATGGTCTTCACCTCGCCGGTGCGCGGGTCGACGATATCCTGCTGCCCCCACCATCCGTATTTCTGCAGCGTCGGGACGATGTTTTGCTTCCACTCCTTGAAGCCCATGCCGGAGGCCTGTGCCTCCTCGAGGCTCTTGCGGACGTCAACGAGGAGGTCGTAGCGCATCATCTTCGCGGCAGTGAAGGCGCGGCGGTGCGCCTCGTAGCTGAGCTCGCTGTAGTGAAAGCTCATGCGGTACCCCTTGCTCTTGAGGTACTCGAGGTTCTCCTGCGGCGGCTTGCCGAAATTGACGGTCAGGGCCATGGCGTCACCCTTCCGGGTTCTCTTCTTCGACCTGGCCGGCCGCGAGGATGTCGGCGTTCATCATGGCGTCGCTGAGCAGCTGCTCCAGCTCGCCGAACTCCAGGCCAGGGTAGGCTGTTTCGATCGCCCTGAAAGCCTCGTCGAACGTCTCGGAGCTCTCCAGGATCTCCAGCACCTTCTTCTGCAGCGTCATGGCGATGGGGTCGGTATCGATCTGTCCAATGCCGGCATCGATAGCATCGCCTGGCTTCGTCGCGCTGAAGTGCAGCAGCTTGCCGAGCTTCTTATTGGCAATAGGGTTGGAGCCCTTGTCCGGCATGGGCTGTACCTTAATGCCGTAAGTACCCTCAAGGTACTCCTGTGTCGGCTGCCACCCCATGAGGGAGATCCGCCAGTCGCGCAGGCTGAGCTCAATGTTGGGGTCATCCTTGTCTTTGAGCTCCACGGAGATCTTCGCCGAGATCCCGTTGACCTCCCGGAAGGACTTGATGACGGCGTAAAGCACCTCAATGACGATGTGCTCGTCTGTCATGGCGAGATCGTCGCGGATCGTCATGTGCGTATCGGCAGCGGCGAGCGACCCGCCCTTGACGTCGCTGGTCAGGTTGGCGCCGAGGATGACCTTGGCGATCTGGTTGTCGCAATAGCTCACCAGCTTGTCGAAGTCGCCGACCTTCTGCGTGACGACGGTCTCGATGCTGTCGTCCTCGTCGATGACGGCCGCGTCCCCGGAGAGCATGTTGTAGATCTCCTGCGCCATCTCTTCGCGCTCGCCTGATGTCTTTCCGATCGTCCAGGGGACACCGTACTTTTCCAGGAAGCGCAGCCAGAACTCCAGCGATGCCCCCTTGAGCTTGACCGGCCAGAAGAGTGCATTGGCCAGCGCGGTACCCATGGGGCGATCGTGTTTCGGTTTGTGCAGTGCATAGACCGCCTTGTTCGGTACGATGCTTTCACCGGTGCCTGACCCGTAGGGGTCGTAGCGCAGCTCGCGGTTCTTGACGACGAAATTGCGGAAGGTGAGTTCCTCGGGAATCGGGAGCCAATAATTCGTCTCTTCGTCATCCTCATAGTTCAGCTCGAAGACACTCATGCCCTGCAGCGGAGTGTCCAGGATCTGCTCGATGAAGTCCTGGCGAAATACTTTGCGCAGTGCAACTGCGGACCGTTCATCGTCCGTGGTGATAATGAGCTCTTTGCGCAGCGTTGCCGCCTTCCTGTTGCCCATCGATGCGATGACCTGGTCATCACGCTCGATGCGGGCGAACGCATCCGTCCGGAGCCATTCACGCCTGACGGGCAGATCCTTGAAGAGGCCGGCAAGAATGTTGCTCATGCTCGGCTTGGTTACAGTGCTGCGCGGAGCCGCCTTGTTTGAAAAAAGGTTTTTAAAGCGTTTGATCATGGGAGCCTCCCGTATCCGAGTGATTGGCGGCGGGGGCGCGGGGCGCGGTTGCGCGCGTTCCCGGATCCGCCTTTACGTTTTTTGTGCAACTTTGTAAGAACGTAACAGCCTGCGAGCCCGTCTGGGGCATCGTCGTGTTTCCCTTCCGGGAAATCTTCAAGCTGATTGATTAGGATCACCTGGCTTTCATGCAGTTCAATCTCTCCGGTTTCGACAGGGATCTCCAGCAGCTCGATCCGTTCTTCCTTCGAATCGGTGGAGTCGATCTCCTTGAGGGGCATGTGGACGCCGCGGTCGAACGCAAGGTCTTTGATAAACGGAACAAGGTGCGCCTGTCCGCCGTTGATTTCGTATCCGAATACTTTGCATCCGTACTCTTCCTGCAGATCGACGATTGTTTTCATAATCTCTTTTGTGCCGATCCGCTTGCTTATGGATTCCGCAACCCATGCCTTGCGCATCTCCTTGCTGACGGCGAGAACGGTAAAATTCGCATAGTCGCGCTTCTTTTTCTTTGACGGCTTCCGCCCGCCGTTCGGGTCGCAGTACCCGTAATAAGTGATCTTCCTGCGGGGATAATCGTTGTAGAAGTGCATCGTTTCGCGCTTGAACTTCTGATCCTCGGATCCGGGATTGTTCTGCTGTTCTTTGTCGAAGGAGCGCTTCGACCTGGCGCGCTTGCGCATGAGGGTTTCAAGTGGTACCGCCTCCGGCCAGAGCACCTTTGCACCTTTGTCCATATCCGGCTTATTCGCAAGGTAGAATTCATGTGCTTCGGTTTCGCCGACGTAGTTGTAGAGGTTGGTGTACTCTTCCCATGGATCCATATTGTCAGGAAAGCGCATGATGGCCCGGAATACTTTCGGGTTCCAAAACGCCAACTGAAGCTTACGGGCGAGTACGGCGTCACGGTGCAGCAGCGTGCCGATGTAGAGGATGTCCATGGTGTCGGTGACTTCGCCGAGGTTGTCGATGGCATCGTCGAGCCAGTTTTCCAGCTTGTCGCGCTGATCGTCACTGCGGACGTTCTCGTCATTCTCAAGATCGTCGATGATGGCAATGTCCGGACGCCAGACGCCGTGTTTGATACCGCGTACCCGCTTTGCAGACCCGTAGCCTTTTATTCGGACACCGTTGCGGGTGACGATGTCGCCGATCTTCCAGCTGCGTCCGATGCCGCAGACATGCGGGAAGTCTGCCTGCAGGCGTTCATTATCCTCAAGCTCGGCCTTGATGGATTCGATGAGCGTTTCGGTCAGCTCGATGGCGTCGGAGAAGAGCGTAATAAAGTGCTTGAGTTTACGGGCGACGAGCCAGATGACGAAGACGACGGAGACGTCGGTCGATTTCCCGTGCCCGCGCGGGGCAGCAAGGGCGAACTTTTCCCCGACAAACGGTGCAGAGGGTTCGGTTTCGGCTTTATACTCCCACGAACTGTTCGGTTGGCGTTCGGCTTTGATGCGTTCTTTCGCCCGTTTGGCAATGCGATAGTAGATCGTCTCCAGGTGTGCCTGGAGCGCAGACTTGCCTGGCAGGTAGAAGTAGTGCGGGAAATAGGTGCGGCGGAAAAAATCGAAGTCCTTCTCGATCCGCGCTATACGTTCATCACGTCCCTCTACAGGAAGCGCAGCATTGGCCCTGATGGTCTCGCGCAGTTCTCCGGTAAAATTGGCGAGCCACTTCTCGAACTCTTTGCGCGTCAGCCGCTCGGCGGTCTCTTCATCAGACCCGCCGGCTAGCAGCTCCTTTTTGGTGGCGGCAAGCTCCCGGCGCAGTTCGTCCTTGTCAAAGAGCGACATCTAGCTTGTCCTGGACGAGGTCGACCGCCTCGATGAACGCCCCGAGAAGTTTGTCGTCTCCCCGGTCTCTGATCGCCGCGCCGACGGTTTTGATGACATGCTTTATGACGCCGCGCTTGTAGAGCTCCGGATCCTCCTGGCGGGCAATGGTCTTCATCTTCGAAAAGGCATCGGAGAGCTGGACGATCATCTTCGCTTTCTCGCCGGGCGGCGTGCTTGCGTCGGCGCGGATCTCCTTGATGCTGTCGAACATGTAGGCCACGAAGTCGCTGTAGAGGTATTCGCGCCGGTCCTGGTCTTTTGCGATGTGCTTCTCCGCGCGCAGCCGGTCCCAGTCGTAGCCTTCGGCACTGTCCTTGGAGCGGTAGTTTTGCACCGTGCGCAAGCTGACGTCGAGGATGTCGGCGATCTCGCCGTCGCTTTTCCAGGCTAAGGAAAGCGTGCGTGCGAGCTCGCGTCTTTTTTCTGCAGTCGTCATTCAGGCATCCCCAATCCGGTAGTGTCCGTCCGCGGACGGGAGTGGACGAACGTCGCCTTCTTGCTGGCCGGTGCCGGCGTCGTGTCCCCGATCTTCTCCGTGGGAAGCAGTCCCTTGCTCATCTTGAGCAGGTAGCTTTCCCAGGTCTTGCGCTCCTCACGCATCTCGTCCGTCACCAGGCCGTTTTTGTTGCGCAGCTCGTAGATGGTCAGGTCGA